ATCATCAGTCAATGCAATAATATTAACTGGTATATTTACTGCGGTGTCTACATCTAACCATAAATCAGGCATAAGTCTCTCCTATTGTTGTTGAGCATAATAATACCAAGGGCTACCAACGCTTACGTCCTCACTTGCTCTCGTAACCCTGAAAAATCCTGTTGAACCCGCGTTCATTACACAGTCTACTGTCCAATCTCCACCACCAGCATCTGTTACATTTCCAAAGTCTCCGTTGGCAGTATCCCCACCAAAAGTGGTATAAGCCCACCTGAACTCACTTATAATTTCTAATGTATCGGGGTCGCATACAGCTATCCAGTTACAACCAAAGTTTAGGACGGCATCTGGCCCTCCCCTCCGCCCTTCGGTAGAGGTATGGGCTGACCTCCCTATTACCCATAACTCATCCCCGATGATTCTTGCGCTTATACTTCCTGATTTATGCCCCCAAGCAGTTAACAGACTGTTGTGCGCTCCCCATGTAACCCCTCTGTCGTCCGACACTCTATAGGTCTGAAAAGCAGAGTTTGCTCCACCGTCCCATCTTATAATGGCCACAAGTTTACCATCGGAAGGTCTATCGTATAAAACAACCTCATTTCCGTAAGCATTAGCCTCGATAGCTTCGTATGCTCCCAATGTATTAATATGAGTAAAGGTATTAGCCGCTATATTATACTTCGTAAACTTTACTAAATTAGCAGGATTATTACCTATATCAATAAGATAGGAAGCTCCGAACACGTCCCCACCCTCGAAAATCTCTGAGGGTATGAAGCGGTAATCATCCATATCACCCCCACTCCCAAGCTCTGCAAAGGAATCACCAGCATCTGTTGATTTATTAGTATAGGTTCTCCATGTTAAACCACCCACCCTATCATCGTTTCTAGCTGTATTAAAAATATAAATATCATCATTGGTATGCAAGTACCAACCGCCTATACATCTATCATCTTCTGGACTAGCACGATTGATAACAGTATTGAGAGAAAATACAGGGGGGTCAACTGTTGACTTCAAAACCTGTATTCCGTCTGCATCAGCATCGTGTCCATGAAGTACCGAGAATCTAGGTGTAATAAATAAATCACCAGCGGCATTAAGGCCAAGCCCATTATGTCTGATTACGTTTCTCTTATGTGTCCAAATATCATCAACAGTAAATTCGGCATTCATATCTCTTACCGCATCAGTAATCTTTCCCACATAAAGGGCATCAGGGAAATAAGTTCTAAAGTCTGAACCTTTATTAGTCTCACCCCTCACAGAGGCAAACAGTTCCCCATTTACATATGCTCCGATATAAGAACTTTGATTAGGGTTAACGGTAGAGATATATGCGAGTATTTTTATTTCATAATCGGTATCAAGTGAAAGTGTTTTGCTTGATTCGCTTAAATGCTCCACCCAATTTGTACCATTGTAAATCCATAACGCCCACCGATAAACTCCGTCTTTTTCTACAGCCGCTATTGTTGCTCTCCTGATTCCATCAGAAGCCTCCATTGTTATTAGTTGAGCGGCATTATTAGTAGCAATAGAAGCTATATTTACTTTTCCAAGTAAAGGCCAATGGTCGTCCACTACACCAGCGGAGAGAGTCGGAAGCTGAACATGCCATATTCCATCGTCTGAGGTAGTGTTGTAGGCTGAGGGGTCAAAACTTAATACCGTTCCCACCACGTCAGTAAAGCGCACCCCATTAGCGTTTACTGGTGGTGTATTATCCCAAAAGCCTGAATCACTACTATCAAAAACTATGGCTACAACCGCATCAGTAACATCAGCAGTTATTGTTTTGTCAGCTTTAATTTCAATCCTTATTAATTTTCTATATGTTCCACCATCTATAGAATATACCCCTGTCTGTACGGGGGTCTTAGTTATCCAAGTTCCTAGCCCAGATTGGACTCTGGCTTTTATCCAATCAGCACTACGTTTAGTTCTTGAGATTGTCCATTCGTCTTTATCCCCATCACCATAGACAGCCGTATCAGCAAAAAATCTGTTGATAGTCATTGCACCAGATAAATTTTCCATCGCAGTATACGAACCACTATTATCAGTGCCCGCGGTTACATCAATTCCGTTCTTATAAAGGGTTACCCCTGAGTCTGCACCACCACCATCATAAGAACAGGCTATATGAACCCAAGACCCCTCACTAGCAGTAAACGAACCACTTGAAATTCTACCAATTCTTCCACCAGTAGAATCATCATAAAGATTTAAAACTAAAACATCACTAGCATTAGTTCTAAAACTATACTCTCTATCTGCGGTAGTTCCTTTATGTATCATTAGGTTGTTTGTAGCATCATCAAGATTAGCCCAACCTTCAAAAGTAAAAGCGGTATCCGTTGAGCCATCTCCAAAACTAAGGTCAATATGGTCGGGGGCAGTCATTTCATCACTATTAGCCTCTATAAAACTTCTACCTTGTCCGATCTGCCCCGCAACATCATCCGAACCCACATCGGTTAAATCGTGATTGCCTGTTGCATCATCTACAGCCGAAGTCTCTGTATCAGCACCACCGTTCATATGGTAGACAGCCTCAAAATTAGATTCGTAAGTACCCGCCCTGTCAGAGCCATCTGTCTCACTATCTGCATCAAAATAAAGATTTAGTATTGTAGCCCCAAAATTCTTTTTAATATATGGTGCGTCAGAACCGTCTGTCTTACCTACTATGTGGCATGCCCCACCTGTAACTTCTAAAGTAGTGCTAGCGGGAGTATTGGTTTCTGTCCACTCCTGAAAATCACCAGAAGCAAAATCATCTGAGAAAGTACCAGCTACAGCCCTCATTGGTTCTACGAAAGTTTCAATCGTAAATTTATCCCTTACCAAGTCATTAATTTCATAAGATATAGTATCGGAGGCGTTACTAGAGTTATACGAGACAGGGCCGTAAAGAGTCTCGTAAATGTCCATATCATACAAGCCTGTCAGATTAAGAGTATCGACTAGGGTGCTAAATGAAGCATCGGAATAAATAAAGAGTTTTGCTAATGCTCCCGTTCTTCTAAATTCACAATAATATAAAGTATTTATAGAAAGGTTTATACTTGTATCAGTACCAGCCGTTCCAAAAGGAGCGTCTTCTTTAGCGGCGATTGTTAATGAAGTTCCTAGTCCTGACAGGTAACGAGCCTTATCCCAATCTAAACTACGCTCTACCCTAGAGATAGTCCACTCATCCATAGGGCCGTCTTGTGTAGCAGAACCACTGTCAAAGAACCTACCTAATGTCATTAATTCAGCGGTAGACTCCATAGCAGTATAAGAACCTGAGCTTGCCGAAGACGAGGGTAATACTACACCATTTCTGCGGAGTTCCAGCCCTGTGTCTAAACCACTACCATCGTAATTAACAGAAAAATAAACGAATGAACCTTCGTCAGCAGTTACGGCACTATCTGAGTCTCTACCTATTGTTGCCCCAGCGGAATCATCTCTTAACTCTACAGTTATTACATCTGTTCCTCTTGTCCTGAAACTGTATTCCCTATCGGCGGAAGTTCCTTTATGAACCCAAACCTGAGTACTGGCATCATCCATATTAACCCAACCGCCGAAATGGAAAGGTGTATCTGTAGAGCCATTTCCAAAACTCAAACCAGAAGCAGTAGCGGCGGTCATATAATCAACATTGGCTCTAATGAAATCTCGCCCTTGGCCTATCTGCCCCGCAATATCATCTGTCCCTGTGTCCGTTAAATCATGATTACCTGTTATATCATCTCCTGCCGAGGTATCAGTATCTGCGCCACCGTTAAGATGGTAAGCGGCTTCACCGTCAAAAGTTCCTGTTATGTCCGAACCATCAACCTCACTAGAAGAAGTGTTATAGTATATCCAAATATCATCAGCGAGTGCTTCATGAATGATTGGCGAAGTAACATGCCATATGGCATCATCGCTTGTTGTATTGTAGGACTCAGTATGAAATTTTAAAACTTTAAACTGTCCGTCTATGAAACGAACAGCATTAGGGTCTACAGGAGGGTTATTTGTCCAAAAGTCCGAATCACCACTATTAAAGGTGATAGCCCACATAGGATTGCCAACATTATTTGACAGACTCGTACCATTAATAGTCACCTTCTTTTTGTGAGCAAAGGTTCTACCGTCAACAACATACCCTATTGAGTTTTGAAGTTTTAAGTTGTAGTTAGTTCCGTCAAACTCCCAATAGGCACGCACACCGTTGCCAAAGCTATTTAGGTCTTCTACTTCATTTGAGATTGCAAGGAGACCACCGATAGGATTGTTAGTAGTCTTTGTAGCGGCTGTTACTTTTGTAGAGAATCTAAACCTCGCCCCTCCAAAGGCTTGCCACTCCATTTGCTTAGTCCAGTGCATATTCTCATTACGAGTAAGGCCACTAATGACAATAGAGGAGGCCGTAACAGTCCCTCGATTGTTAGTGTCGGCCTCTGTAAAGGTCATAAAGTCTTGTGCTTCAAACGCCATTTACTTTCCTTTTGCTATTTTAATCCCCGCCCTTGCCATTATACATAATCCCCTGTATAAGGCTCTGAAACGGCTTCTACTCTCGCGCTCAAAAACTTCGTTAGCATTTCAGGAGTTCGAAACCTAACAGTCATAATCGGTTCTTCTGTTCTCAGTTTGGGGTCGGGATTAATAGCACCGACTAAAATTTCATAATCAAGCCCCTCGCCTAGAATTCTTAAAGCCTCACCATAGTATTCTAATCCTTCGCGCTGGACGACAGTCTCTTTGATAAGGAGTTCTTCCTCGTAAAGCTCAATCGTCTTACGGCAATACTCAACAACTTCCGAAGTTGCCTGATTTCCATTACGGCCTAACTGATATTTGACAAGGTGCATCCAATCTCGACACATGAGAAATTTACCGAGCAAGCGATCTGGATATTTCTCGCGGTCTTTAACCATGAGCTTATAGTTTCTAACGAAGCGCCCTTTTCTCACTTCCTCAGTCAAATAACCATCATGGGCGAGCTCAACATCATTCATAATGGCAGAAGGGCCGACCCCTTCATTCATGCCAAGTTCAGGATGTTCATGTACGAGCCCGCAAAACTTGATACCCATATTATTGCGAAAGAAACGTACCGGCACATCGGCGCGGAAAGCATTTGGAGGATCGCAAGAGAAATGATGTTGACGGACTGAATAGCCGTTATAAGTATTCGCCTTAAGATATTTAAAAATATTCGAGGTTTTTAAAAGCTCCTCATCGGAGTCTATCCAGAATATCCAATCGCATGAAGCGTGCTCAAGGCCAGCGTTCCGCGAGGCATCGAAACCTATCTCTTTCGGATCTCCGACATTTGGAATTAATGTTATCTTTCCTTCGTGCTGATAGTGAGCGAGGATCTCTCTCGTAATATCGTCAATCCCTGTATCGCAAATAATTATTTCATCCACAACGTCATAAATTGATGATAAGCACCTATGAAGCATTTTCTTATCGTTAGGGCCGCCGAGAATCAAACAAGCACTCACGGTCTGTCGTGGTGCTTGGATAGCAAGCTTCCTATCGAGGTCGATTGTTCCAGTTGATCTCTTGGAGTTCTTCTTATAGGTTATGACGACCCAGCCGAGCAATTCCTGATTGAATTGATTAAGTGGGCCAGTAACAATAAGCGGGTTGTAATCCTCTTTAGCACCGAACAAATCGTATAAATCTGTCCTGTCAAAGCCCCATAAGTGGCCTCTGTACTCAGCGGGCTCTTTAGTATCTCCCCAAGCGCCGAGAGGCACAGTAAAGACCATCTTCCCGCCTTCCATGCACTTGGCCTCAAGCTGGTCAATAAAAATATGAGGGTCTTTGATGTGCTCTAGTATCTCTCCCGCGAATACAACGTCAAACATTCCCTCAACCGCTTCTGGCGAATTAGCCTCTACGAAGGTAATTTTATCAGGGTCTTTGCATCTTTCTTTAGCGAGACGCTTGCCGACCTCGATTTCATGAGGGGATACGTTGACGCTCGTAACCTTGGCGTTAGTCTCGTTTACAAATAAGCACGCCTCATTACCTATCGCACCACCATAATCAAGGATGCTGACAGCCTTACCTATTTGTTTGAGAACGGTCTTTATCCTAAGATCGACTTTGAGTTCAGGAAGTTTATCTTTGAATTGCTTGGCGTAATTCTCCCCTTGTTCGATATGAAGTTCACTCGTATAATCTAACCAATCAAATTGCGGATAATGAGACTTCATTTTTTCTTTCCAATAAAAATGAGTCATATCGTTATTGAATACCGAGTTCTTGACCATATGATTTAAAGCAACGATATTCTCCGTCCTGTAGAAGTGCCGAGCGAGCGCGTCCTTGTTCTCTGTCCTGTCATTGAACATATCGTAAAAGTGATTTTCCCACTTTTCCGCGACTTGACTCCAAAGAAGCCCCTTAGAATGGCTTAAACCCGCCGAGCGAAGCTCATTCTGCTGGTTTGTGTTGTTCAGGAGCTCCATAACGGCCTTTACGAAGGATTCCTGATATACTTCGTTCTTCGCGTCTCCCTCGATGAATACGGCGCAATCTGAGGGTACAGTCTCAGGCAAGGCGGCTTTCTTTGATATGATCATAGGAAGGCCGTTCCCCATGCACTCCATCATGGTTATACATGAGACTTCCTCAAATTTTGTTGGATAAACGTAGGCCGTAGATTTCTGATATTCCTTATAAAGCTCCTCTTTCTTGAGATGGCCTAAGAATTCGACCTTGCGACCCTGATCGACATACTCTTTAATCTTGGCCTTGATGCTGTTGTAAAATGGAATCATCGCCTGAACGGTGTTATCGTATCCTGCGAGCGCGAGTTCTACGTCTGGGTCTATCTTCCATATTTTAGGCATAATATCATTAAGGAGAATATCCATCCCGCGCTCAGGGCGCGCTGTATACATGAGGCGCTTCGGATGGCGTTCTCTTTCTTTATAATTGATTTTGTCAATGCCATTGGTAGTAGGCCAGAATTTTTCAACAGGAAGGCCATATATCTTTGCCATTTGTTCCACATGGAACATCGAGACTCCCATTATTTCGTCAACATTCCAAAGGACGGAACGGAAGGCCGAACGGTTTCTCTTGAGAGCTATATCGTGCATCCATAAGATATTAATTTTAGAATTATAACGATTAGTAAAGATGGAAGGATCGCGCTGACCGATACAAATATCAACAGGGCTATAAGCCATATGCGCCATAAAATCAGCACACTTGCGGTACTTGACCCCGCCCTCAAACTTGCCGACTTTATCAGTATTAGAAAAAACGGTCACAGAATGTCCTCTCTTACCGAGTTCCCGCGCCATACAAAGCCCCGCCGTTTCTGAACCTCCCAAGGACTGCTGTTTTAATGAATCTCCATTGAAAGGCATACCTGATACATAAAATACTATATTCAACTTGTGGTTGCTCATGGCAATCTATTCTCCTTTAAAATTTAACCCTTATCTGTGAGGGTTTTAAGTTCACGGCTAACCTCCGATTATATCAAATACTACTTCTTGAGAGCCGCCACTTGTAGCTTCATGGAGTACGATTTCAAAACTCGTATCGTCCACTAGACTATTGACAGACGGACTCAAATGTCTATGACTTGCAACGGTAGTAACTCCCAGATTCAAAAGAATAGGGAAACCGCTTCTACAACCAAGATTCGCCTGTGAAACGGTAACAGTTGAATCGCCGCTTGCAACTGAGGCTATCCCCCTGTTCTTATCAGAACCTTTTCTCAGCTTGAGGGTGGTCATATTACCCTTTGCAACCACGTTCCTATAATGCTTATCGATACCCATTTAAAACCTCCCTTTGCGAGTCGTACTTATTTCCCGCCGTTGGATTTCCCCTTGCCCTTTTTAGCCTTCTTTGGGGCTTTGGTGTTTAGTATGGGTTTCTCTTTAGAAGGTTCTTTTTTACTGACCTTCTCTTTAGTAGCTTTAGCCGCGCCCTGTTTTATAAGCTGTTCGGCTTCGGGAGTAGGGAGGTCAATAATATCCCCCTTGTTATGCTTCCCACTATTGATACTACCTAGAACCTCGACTTTCATGTTCAATCCTTTCTAACGCGCTGTGGCGCTTAAGCTACTGCGGCTTTGATTGTATAGATCAACTCAGATGCTGTGATCTTTTCTGTGCTGTAATACTGGACACGCCTGTTCTCGAAGTTACCACCATCAGGGTCATTCCAGATTTCAGCCGCCATCGGTAAACCACCAAGCAACGGCGAAGTCCAATCGAAAGCATAGCCCGCTGATGGGTCTTGACCATCTGGGTCAGGAGCACTTGTAGTGTGCATAAGAATTGCGTCTTTCGCCCATACGTCAGCAAAGGAATCAGCATGTCCTTCCTCCCCTGTATTCTTGATGGTCTTACCAATGAGAATCCTCTCAAGCTCGAATATCTCGGCAAGATTGTTCACGGTAAGAATACCCTTCTGAACATATTTGAGACGGTCAATAAGGTCAGGATGGTGGAGCAACTTCCTGTAAACAGGCTGGCTGATAATCATAAGATTCGCATCGAGCCCAGTTGTTGAACGGATTGCTTCCTTAGCGACTTCTATATCGTTAATCGGATCGCTATTCGTGTAGTCGCTCCATTGACTATTTCCTGAAAGAGTCGTTGAAGAACCAACATTTGAAGTTGAACCAACGAGATTCGCTACCCTGATTTCTTTGTCGAGCATGAGAGTGTTTTTTAAACTTCTGACTTTCTTCTCGCGCCCGGCGAGGATTGTATCAGCGTTCGCCATTGCCTCAAAAGCCTCCTCATGACGAAGGGCATAGTTGTCGCAAAAGAAACTATCTGAACTTACGGTGTAGATTACTTCCTGTCCTTTGGTCTTAGGCGCTCTTAGCGTAGATTTCGGCACGCGGAAGAAATTACCCTTATCCCAAATGTAATACTTATCAGACTGCTTTGTTACTGGAACGCTCGGAAATATTTGATCGACTATGATATTTTTCGGCTCAAAGCCAATCACCATATTCGAGAGCGGTACGTCTATATGTACGTCTTGTGCGTCCATCGATTAAACCTCCTTAATATTTATTTGCTGATTAGGCGAGAGATACTATTCCCGGCTGATTGATCTCACCCTCAAAAATACCGCCACTCGCAACGCTTGTAATGGCTGTTCCGATCTCCTGACTTCCAGAAGTGGTCGCAATAGCAGTTCCTACCGCGTCAGTCTGGAAACCACCGCCACCGACAATCGTACCGCCAGCCCTGATTCTTGACTTTCCTCTTACTCTTACAGACGCGCCACGCCCTGCGGCGGCTGGCTTATTCTGTAAAACGCCTATTACCTTCTCTCCGGCAGTTCCAGCAAGATCAACGCGAGAATCGCTTCCCGAATTCACCATGAACTTAAACTGGTTGCCTGAAAGATCAGCGTTAGCCTTAAATGTTTCGTCATTCAGCATTTGTGTTCCTCCTTACTTTATTCTGTATTGGCTTAAACGTAAGCCTTCTTAAGATCGGGGTCAGCATCAAGAACTTTCTTTGACGCTTCGCTATAACTCTTGATATTGGAATCACTTTTCATCAACTCCGTAACGCGCTTATGAACTTCGTCCCCGGCCTCTTTCTTCGTGGTGTAATTGTCACTACCATCACCGCCAGCCTTACCTTTCTCACCGAAATCGACCTGTTTTCCAAGAGCATTAAGCAGACGTTCAACTGTCTCACGCTGAGAGAGCTCAACGGCCTTGCCGCCATCGGCCTTATAGGTAAAGCATTTGGTATCAGAAGCGCTCATCAAAAGGGCTTTTGCTTCTTCCTCAAACGCGGGAGTAAGCTTGCCTTCTTTCTTGAGTGTCTCTATGAGTGTATCTGTCCCTTTCAGCTTGGCCTCCGCTTGCACTTCGGCAAGTTTGGCCTCAGCCTCCTTTGTAGCTTTCTCTGAAAGTGCTTTCTCATCCTCGGACTTTTTAAGAGCCTTGTCGGACGCTTCCCTTGCCACTTTCTCCTCTGCTAATTTCTTTTCGAGCTCTGCCTTTTCCATCTTTTCAGCCTCCTTGTTTGTGTCCTCGTCTTTGGTAAAATAAATTTTATAATCATCGCTGGATGCGTGCTCTCCCTCTTTGGTATATAGATCAACAATCTGCTCTAACCCGCCGACTGCGGGAATATCAGCACCGAGCAGAGAAACCGCCCTCAAAACTTTTGAAAACTTAGCACCGTTGAAATCAAAATCAATATATATCTCCGCGCTGATAGTGGTATAATTCTTCCGCTTAATAGCCTCGTATAGTTTCTGCGGAACGTGTGAGAAGTCAGCCAAGAGCTTGCCGCCCTTTGTTGATAATTTCTCAACCCAGCCGAGCGCGGGCTGACCGTCTTGGTGAATCTCTTTCTCTTGTTCTTTATTGTGGCCTAACTTTAGTGGAGGCTGAAAACCTACATCCTCAAAAGCCGCGACCATAGCGTCAAGGTCTTTCTGGGTGTAAGAGTCGCCGTTCCATTTACCAACTGAGAATATCTCAACCTCCTCGATATTGAAAGTCTGCTCGGCTTTAAAGTCTTTTACGGCTTGATTTGCTTTTTCGATAGCAACATCAAGCTTCTGGTTTCCTTCGTTAAAATGTTTCTTTGCGGTTTTAATCCAGAGAGTTTTTTCTTCTTCCGAAAAATCTTTGATATAACACTCTATTTTTGTTAATTCAAAATCCATAATTCCTCCGTTTAAAATAATTCCTTCCAAAGCAAAGACCCTTCGATGGTTGCACTATTTGCACTCGTTCCGCTTAACGTGAGACTATCTCCATCTCTAAGAATAATCGTCAACCCTGATATATCCTGAATATATTTATCGTTCTTCCCAGCGAGAGGAATTGTAAAAAGCTCGCTTCCTCCTGTTACCGTAGTCCCTGCCGTATCTATTTCAACTGTTGAATTTGTGGCGTTAATATCTGCATAAGACGGTGTGCCTCCGAGAGTCGCATTCTTTACTAGCCTAATATTTCCAAGATTGTTTGCTGAACTTGCCTCAATGGAAGCCGTGATATTCTCTATTAAAACATCAACGAAGTTTGTCTTTGATGCGTAAGTGGCTTTACTTCTTATTGTGAAGATAGCCAACTCTGTAGTTATTGAGGCTGTTGACTGATTAGCCGAAGAAAATTGAGGTTGATGTATCTCTCTATAATTTGTTACCCCTTCAACGAAGTAAGCGTAAGACGCGCTCTTTAAAATTACGTTATCTGTGGTCGCACCATTATTTACCCATATCGTATGATGGAAATTCGGGTTATAGACAGACGGAGTGGTATTTAGATTGGCATAAAGAATAGTATGGAAAATAACAAAGTGTCCTGTGGAGTCATCTTCAATGGCAAAGGTAATTGCTCCACTACCTAGATATTGAAATTTTATCTGAAATACATTGAGCTTGGTTTGGTCGAGTGTCATTTTACTATCCCCTGTGCCATCCAGAGGATCGTTCCAATTCGCTTGAGCTACGGTAGTAAGAGTGTCGTTCTGCCAGCGATGAATCCCAAACACCGCGCCGTCATAGCCGACACCATAGCCATTTTTAAAAGCCTCTGAACTCCCGGCTTCATCCATAAGGCCGATAAATTGTTCAGTGCCAGCCGTTCCTGTAGTAAAGAGAGCGGTAAACCTTGACATACCCCCTTGTCCAGATCGGTACTTGGCGTGATGCTTACTGATAAGCATGGCTGTACTTGCGGTTGTCGTTGAAGATGTAAGGACAGCCATGCCTGTGGCCTGTGTAACCGTGCCTCCATCAACAACTGTATTTTCAATTAAGTCCGTGTTGCTTACGGTATATTCGAATGTGCCTTGAAAGACAGGGGAAGGGTTGACGGTTATTAATTCGCCAAAAGCTGAAACCTCATGTCTCTGTCCATAAGGAGTGCCGTTTGCATCAAGCATCCAGACATTACGATTTTGACCACGCGAGAAAGCTGGAACGGTAAAAAATAAAACGAGAAGTAAAGTAAATAGGAAAGATAATCTTTTCATTTAATCCTCCATTTAGTGAGCACAAAAAAAGAGCCACAACGTTTTAAAGTCGCGGCCCTTCTGGAAGGCTCTAATTAGTTTTTTGGAAGCTGTCCCTGTTTTCTCAATAATAGAACTATTTTTACTGTTCTGTCAAATATATTTTAAAACACTCTGCGCTCTGTATTGTTTCTTTTCCTATCCTATCCTGTACTATCCTATCCTATCGTGCGCGAGGACTCATGGAGGACTCATAGAGGATTCATTAAAAGACTCCCACTTAATCACTGGATGAGAAGGATACAGACTGTTCCGACATATACCAGTACAAAGAAATAATTTGTCTGGTAATTTTATTCCTTTGAGTTGATTTTCAATCGCAAGAAAACTTATTTTAACTATGATAACCCCTTGACATCTTGGACACTTCATAGCTTCACTCATAGGATTATCCTATCGCTTTAAGATTTAATTCCTCTAATTTTTCAAGTTCTTCAAGGTCTTCATCGTTAAGATGTTTAGAAGGCTGACCAAAGAAATTTGCCCCTTCTACTTCGTTGATATGAGCTAGATATTTTCTTAATAACTTTCGATAATCCATTTATCTCCCTTAAAGGAACTCCAAAACCTTGCCATTTCGATAGAGTCCAAGCATTAATTTAGGGTTAACAATTCGCTTCTCGTTCATCTTCACAGCACCTTGTTTTATGAGTCTCATGGCCTCAGAATTACTTTTAACAAAACCCGCGAGCCTTAAAGTGTTGGCGACTCCTATTAGTAGAATTTCAAGACCATCAATAATGGTAGTTTTTATTTCACATTGAGAGCCATCTACTCCGTAAGCCTTATAGATACCTTTGTTTTTTTTGAAAGCTATCTGCACTTCCTCGATATTCATAGTACTACCTCCGAATTAACCAGCCTATCCCGATCCCTACCATTGACATAATAATTCCATATATGAGTACAGGTAGTGCTTCTAAAAGACGATTCATACCACCAACCCCTCCGTAAATACCTTGTAAATATACTTGTCTTTGTGGGCTTCGTGCTTCTTTTTAAACCGATCAAAATTATCTAATAGGTTTATATCGTATTTAGCGCCGGGCTTAATCGTGCCCGCCCAAAAGTGGTGAGCCATAGCGTTGAAATTCCGAATCATCCGATACCCCTCAAGATACATTCGCATACACATATCAGCATCTGACCAAGTATCAATAAAGTCCTCGTCATAGTGTGCAAATTGCTTGCGCCACATCGAGCAAGGAAAATATATCCCCTCAGCGAAACATGGTTCAGCGGTGCGCCTATGGCCTAGCTCACAAGCCGCGAGAGTCGAAGCTCCGCAATCGTCATACTTTTTAAAGGGAGCGATAAGCGCCTCTAGCCATCCCTTAGTTACAAAGACATCATTGCTCATAAGGGCTATAAGACTATAAGAGCACGCCCCGAAGCCTACATTATGAGTCCGACCTATGCCCGGCTGTTCTTCTTGCCAGATATATTTGTCGGCGAGATTCATACAATGCTTTGAAATAGTCTCGACAATGACAAGCTCAAAGTCTATTTCGGTCATACCGCGCATTAACTCAACACAAGCCTTTGTCATAGCGAGTCCGGCATCATCACGGATAAGGACAGGCATAAAGACGGATACTTTCATTTTTAATCCTTTTTTATAAAATAGTGGTTTTCTGTTTCCCTCTTGGGAACAGTACAAGTTCATTGACAGGAAGATTTACTTCTTCTTTTGAAGTAGGAGTCTTACCATTGATAATTATAGACCCATTGTTTAGCCATCTTCGAATCTCTGAGCGCGAGGCTTTCCCTATACCTCTTTCTATAGTACGAAAACCGACACCGTTGTCATGCACAGAAACCATGTAATCTAAGGCTGTCATTTAGGGTTAACCTCATAAGGCCATATAACAAAACAGTCCTGACATTGGAAGCCTTTCTTATAATCTTTGAAGGGGAGGTTGATATAATTATTTTCTATTAAAAAAATTTCGTTACTTTTACAAGAAGGACATTCTTTATCATGAACGGTAAGTCCAAAATCAATAAGATTTACTTTACTCATATCATATTCAACTTTCCGCAACCTCGGCGGGTACACTTAACCGAAGCCGACAATTCATTGTCAAGATTAGGTAACGCCAAAAGAGAGAAACACTCGCTACAGGCAAAGACAGGATGGCGAGTTCTACATTGAGGACAATCTATATAAGAGCGAACCTTCTCTTTGGTTGTAACGCGCATATCGGTTTTGCACTCTCTACATTTTAGGCTTACTCCGGGCATTGAGCCTCCTTTGCTCTGTTGCATTCTGGTAAAGGTTCGAGTCTAAGTTTTCTCGTTTTAATAAGCTCATTATAGGTATCAACAAACTTTTCGTAAGTGTCGGGGCATAAGCTTTGCTGTGCCATTTTTAGATTCTGTTTTAAAATATCTGCTTCCATTCCTTTCCTCCAAGCTCTTAAACCAGACAAAGTATCTTCATCAGACATGGTATCGCCCCAAGAACCTATCGTACCGAGTAAATCACTTTCCCCTCCCAAAAGCTCTACTGCTTGGTAAATTTCCGATATAATCTGGTAAGTAATCTTATCTTTTACTGTGATTTCCATTTTCTTTCTCCTTAGAATTAAATTACTAGTAAACTACTAGTAAAACCAAAATTAGTATTTACAGCCCCGGCCTTTCATGATGGCAGTCCTTACAGAGAACGAACGGCGTAAGATCGAACTCGGATATATCTTCGTCCAGAGTAGCAAATACGCCGTCCCCCCGAGCATCGAGGCAACAGCGCGAGACTCGTCCATCCCACATGACAAATACTTGACCGACATAGAGCCAGTTACAACGGAGAGTATAATCAACCTTCGGAGTCCAATCAACTTGACCGCCCCAATTGTTAGGCGCGGTTGCGAAGTCCTGATTTGAGAATACAGGAATATCAGCCCTCTTAATCGCTTTGATAGCCTCCATTGTCATGCGTGCATCATGACCAGTAACGTTGATTGTCGAAATACCCGCGAGCTTACACTTGAGCGCGAGAGCTTCCGTCATATGGTTGCCATTGGTATTGAAATTAATCTGTCCCGGCGTAACTTCGCGCGCGAGATGAATCATCTCGACTAGATCGGGATTGAGTGTCGGCTCTCCTATGCCGTGAAGGTTGAGCTCCCTTTGTGAGCCCTGCTTGACGAAGTAATCGACCCAGAGAAGCGCCTTTTTAAAAGTCTCAAGGCTCATATTGCCGATGCTTCGATATTCCATCTGAGTTGGGGCGGGACAGTACGGACACTTGTTATCGCATATTGAGGAAACTTCTATTGAGTTAATCGTTGTCGGTTTCATTGGAAGCCTCCTTTTTAATATAATCCATTATGAATCTATTAATATCTTTAAGAAAGGCTTCGTAATTATTTTTTTTTACATGAACCATCATATATCGATGAACAAGATTTAAAACTATTAAATATCGTTCACGATGATTACAAGATTTATTAATTAAATCGAAAACTAGACTTATCTTCTCAAAGGAAGTGTTCCTATCAATATCCCGATTATAGTTTGGATCTACGTTCTTATGATAATCGTCAACGGTTTTCGTAGTCGGGGTTTTATGGTCAACTATTATCATGATTGGCCTCCTTTTGCTTAAGTTCTTCTGTATCTTCTTTACTGAAAACCTTAAGCCTATCTCCATCTCCTGATAGTTCCTCCGCAACCTCAAAGTAGTCCTTAAGGATGAATATAATCTGATGCGGGATGGAGCGTATCTGTTCCTTGGCAAGGTCTTTGACGTTTTCAAGAACCTTGGGGTAATCGGCAAGGTCGAGCTTTATTTCGGTAAGTTCGAGTTCGGGAGGAAGCTCTTCAAAATGCCTTCTGCAAAGCCCTATCTGATAGATTGCCTCGTTACAATGGCTATCGAGGCAGTGCTTTAAACAATCTTTATATCCGTCAAGTCTTTTATTGTCACACCCTTTTACAGGGCATTTATAAATCGTAGAAGAGATTTCTTTTTCTTCTTTCTTCGCCGCTTTCTTCTCGGCGGCCTTCTTTCGATTATGAGCGTTCGTTAGATGCTTTTGGCATTGCCCATGCTTCTTATTGAAGTGAGGTTTAGCATCTGCCGGGGAGCAAGCGCATATCTTACAGACAGTTTGTTCGACACCCTCAACCGCATTTACTTGGCTTTGCGCGCGAGAACCATCTCCGACCCTTTCTTTATTCTTTAGATGTTCTTCGCAAAATCCTTCGTCAAAAGCTTCTCGTTCACATTTTGAAAATATACACCTGTCATTTGTCTCTACCATCTTGACCCTCCTTTGGGGTTCTAGTTAACTTCTTTCTTTTATTAATATGTACGCCCTCAATCGCCGTAGATGATAAGACCGACTGCTCCAACATCTCTAACCTTATTTTAGGGTCTTTAAGACATGGATTCGTTTCGATTAAAGGCTTCTTCATATTATCCTATCAGGCAGATAGAAGGATTAGTGTTTACCTATAGTCTTGCCCTCATTGTTCAGGATATAAACCTTAGTATTCACCATGTAAGTTAACCGTCTATCGCCAAAGTCTATAATCAATCTCTGGCAGAAACCGGGATTCTCTTTGGATGGGTTTTTCTCGGTTTTTCTTATGGAGATACGCTGATACGATTCATCTCCTAATTTCCGAGCAGGGGAACGATTGCCATCCCAAAATTCTAAGCCTTTGTCCATGTGGAAGTAAGTATAACCTACTTCAAATCTATAACTTTTAACATCAGCAAACATCTCCGTACCGTGTTCTGGGGTAACAATACTTACATACATATCTACCTACCTTTCTGTCTGTCTATATCTATCTGCCTGATAGAAAATCATATTCCTTTCATACTGATTGCCTGTGCAATCTCAGCATCACTCATAAAGGTAACAACGCCCTCGTCTTTTGTAACGAATACAAAGACCCCTCTCTCGTTCCAATGTAGCGGGTAAGAGAGTTGAGGCAGTAACGGATGATTCGCGGAGATAATCTTGCCGTCAACAAATAAACTTATCTCTACTGTTCTATCGTCTATGATCTCGGAATACTGATAGCCGATAACGAAATCGCCGAGCTCCTTACCCAAAGCGAGCCGTCCAAAGTTGAAAGACTCGCTCATGCTAGTCCTAACGATAGCATTGAGCCGATATGAGGTCAACTGCTTATCATCGATAATAACATCACCCTCGGACAGATAAGGGATGTAAGCATCCTGTAGCTTCTTGGTTGTGATATTGACAGCTTCCCCTGTCTTGATAGCATCATAAAGAATACTTTTCGTTTCCAAAGTAAGAGGGGATTGGATACCAGCGACAACGAAATCAGCCTTATCGTTGAAATATGAAAGCGATTTATCTGCCGGAAGCGCGATCCCTTGTTTACCAGCAACAAAAGACTTCGAAATTTCTGTCTTGGCTGTATCTATACCCGCCATATAGGAAGCCTCATACATTTCTCTTATCGTTCTTTTAAGCTCGGCGCTGAATTGAAGCGTTACCCCTGTATTCACAAGAGAGGTCGTGAGCTTGCCCTTGACCATCTTACCAGCTATAAACGCCGTAAGAGCATCCCTCTGTTTCGTGAGAGTGGTTTGGAGCGCATCTACCGCCTTGGCCTCGCCTTCGTTGAGTCCTTCCTCGATTTTAACGAAATTGACTTCCTTCTCATACTTGGTCTTTTTTCTTTTCTTAGCGAATGACATTTCCTTAGCTGGCTCGGCATCTTCGGGATTGACTCCGGGCTTGGGTTTCTTTTTATCGCCGGGGTTGTCTGGGTTCTTGTCTTTGTCCTCGTCCTCCGGCTCCTCATCAAGCTCAGGCATATTAAGAACGCCCCTAAGATAGTTCTCATCCTCAAAGGTACTTGTTACCGCGCCTTTCTGGACAAGTTCACCAAAGGTCTTTGCAAGGTTCACGCGCTCATCATCTGTAAGTGGATTGAATTTGAATTTAGGATAGTCTGTAACATCGGCAAAGTTCCAAGCAATCAGCCTTTTAATAATCTGATCGTCCATGACAGTCTCAGCGAGCGTTCCTCGTACCTCCTTCACCGTCCAGAGGAACATATCAAAATGCACCTTACCAAGAGCGAACGCTCCTGTTTGACCGCCCTCACTTAATTTATCAGGCACAAGGATGGCGCGCGCTATACCGCGATCATGATAATTGAGCGCCTTCTCATAACTGTCATTACCCCCGCCCCGCCTCATAGCTTCAAGTAACTCTATTTCAAAATCACCTTGTTTAAAAGCTACAGCGGTATTGTTCTGGATATTACTCATAATAGTTTTAAGCTTTTCTTGCTCGGCAGTGTCATTGGTTTTATATTTACCTAGCATAATTGGCGAACCAAACTTCTCAAGATAGATATTCCACCATTTAATGATATTGTCTTTGCTCCACCACGAACGATAAGCCTCACGGAGATCGGAACGTCCGTAGTGGTTTGAAAACTCTTTGCGATAGGAAAATATAACGAACTTATCAACTGGAAGTCTATCTTGAGTAGCTCCCATAAAAAGCTTACTCAATAGACCGTCCGGCTTTAGATTACCGAACTCGTCTGCATCAAAATAATAATTATGTGGCCTCTTACCTTTTATCTTATCAATAACGATCTTGCCCGCGTGCTCCCCACGCTCCTCAAGCTTCCAGACTATTTCAGATACAGAATAACCATATTCAAGAGCAGTCAAAGTCTCTCTAAGGGTATTGTTTATTGTTCCCTCGATGCCTTCTATCACGTTCTTAGTGAAATCGGCTATCTCTATGTCTATCGGATCTTGTGAGGCTGGCTCAATATCCCAACCGGGGGCAAGAACTGCGTTTACTTTGAGAGCAAGGGAAGCTTTGACTTGATCGTCTGTCCTCATCTTGTCATAGATAAGAAGGCCGCCTTTGCGCTGTGCTAATTTATCGGGGTTGTATTGTCCGAATGTCGTATTCTTATAAATCCCTAATTCCGTCACCCCGACTTCTCCCATTTTGGGAGTTCCAAGGTCGCTCTTTGCGAACAGTTTTTTTAATCCTTCAAACATTTATAAATCCTCCCTTAAAGGAACTCCAAAATCTATCTCAGCGATACGTCCACAAGTCGCACACTCATAATGATTCTCAATTCCAGTTCTATAAAATGAAGTATTGTTACAAGTACAAATATATGGTCTGCCGGAATTCCCCGGTATACCTATCAAACTCGGAAGGATAATATCGCAGCTCTCGGCTAGCTTCTCTGCCTTTAAAGATGCGAGATATTTAATAATTAAAAAACATATAATCACGCCGATAATATAACTTACACCGCAAGAAGTACCCAATAACCAATGGATTAATGAAGTCATATTATCCTGTCAATTTTAGAATGGTCTGCTTGAATTTCTTAATCTTCGGGCTTCTCTAGTATTTTCTTTTGGTTTCGGCTCAATGAATTCTATTTTAGTAGAAGGATATTCTCCTGTGTCTTTGCCCTGAATATATCTCGCCATGCCGCGTTTGTGATTACAAATGGCTTTACCACCAGTTTGTATATGTTCACACATATCATTATTAGCAACCATTATCAAAAGTCCTGTTTAGCTGTTGTCCTTATATCGCCTGTCCATATCTCGGTAGTGCCTTTATGGATAGGAAAGTTCATACACATATAGCGAAATTCATCAAAACAATGGTCCTCCATTTTGGTATCTACGTCCTCGGCCTTGTTCGGCGCGGCCTGTAGCATCGGAACAGTCCGCCACCAATGATGGCAGTCTAAAGTAACATAAACCCAAGGAACACCCCCTTCTCCTTGCAACCTTGTATGAATTTCGATCTTACCGTTCACCCTGTCGTTGATAGCGGGATTCCAATCGACCCCCTCATCCCTCATATTCTCGTAAATACTCGGCCCATCGTCTTTAGACCAGATGGAGGGATCCGCTACTCCATATGCTACATTATATCTCTTGTCAATTTCAAGTATTTTCCTCGCAACGTCCCTGCTTTCCATGCGGAGTCCCTTGTCCGGCTCTCCACCATAACCATACCATTCTTTGAAGCGAACCAAGTTCTTATCGTTGTCAAGATAGTACCAGCCCACCGAGAAGGGCTTGGCATAGCCCCAATCGAGGCATCGATAGACCTGAACACCCTCTGGCGGTTCATGCGGAGGCTTTCCGTGATCCTCTTTGTTGAGCTCCTCAAAGCTCGCGCCCTCTATAGAATTCCAATCACCATGACGTAAAGCATGATAGAGCTTCTTACCCATGAGTTTTAATACGTTCTCATATTGGGGATCTGATTTCATTAGGATTTGATTATCATCGAGCTTGGCAGGGATGAAGCGCCGGGTTAGGCCGGATTCCTCATCATAGACCACCTTCTCTATGAGCGTAGGATCGTCATTAATGAACCTATCCTTTACCCATATAACGCCGGGGCCGATAGGCATACCAGTTGCGCGGATGCGCGGTTTAAGCTCCGCTACGCTCGACCTCGCGCGGGAGTACATATATTTATACTGAGTAAATAAGAAGTGTTGGAGCTCATCGAATCCGATAAAATGATACTCCATACCGTCTTGCTTGAACTTGTCCTTCTCATTCTCCATATGGGAAAGGCCGAGCCGAGCGCCGCCCTTGAATAGCCAATGAAGGCCATAACGCTTAGTATCTCTGAGGATACAGCCGGGGAAGAAATGCGGGAATAGTTCTTCTGATCTATCTATGATTTTTTTAAGCTGTGGGGTTGTACGTCTAAAGATAATACCGCGATACTTCGGATGCCATGCGTACCGAGCGCCCTCCATTAGGAGTGCATCCGATTTACCTCCACCAGCGGCTCCTCCGTAGAATACCTCAAACTCACTTGACCGACAGAATAGAGTCTGTGGGCCGAGTTGCGGAGTCCAGCCAATAGGCACATCAGGCAAAGGCTCTTTCTTCTTTTTAGGGAAGATGATTAAGTTACTTTTTTTTGCCCTCGGCTTTTTTCGGCTTGTTTTCTTTTTCGTATCTGTCTTGCGCTTCATCTATCTCCGGGAGTACAAGTAAGAGAGGAAGTGCTCCACCATCTTCTCCTGAGAGTTCAATGTTTTTCGGAAAGAGTTTCGTAATCATCTTATAGAACTCGCCTCGGTTCTGTGGTTTCTTTCCCCACACGACAAGTTCTTCCGTCCCGCCTATGTCGTCAAAGGCTTTAAGGAAAGCATCCTTAAGGTTAGTTAATTTATTCTTCGCACCCTTGGGGCGACCCTTCCCAGCGTTAGTAAAGTTACCGTTTTTCCCTTTTCCTTCTGCCATGTGCAATCCTTGTGTATTTTACTCAAGAGGCCGAATCGTTATCTCGACTGTCTTTTGTTCATTGACTAAGGCCGTAACTGATAGAATATCTACAAGCTTGCTTTCAAAGAGGTCAAACTCTAAGCGCCATCCTCCGGTTATCTTAAGGTTCTTCATGCCAACCATTTGAACTGTTATCTTTAGCGGCGCGTCTTTCTTTGCCATAAAAAAACCCCCCTGCGTTACTGGTTCTTTTATACCAGAATACAGAGGGGTTTGTCAATAAGGTTTGGCGAGGTGGGAGCAATGACAGGATTCGAACCGGCAACCTGTCGCTTGGTAGCAACGCTCTACCTAATTGAGCTACAAGGCCACCCGCCCCGCCAAAGCTAAAGTTATATTATCTACCTCGCGGGTATCCTACTCGAACCGAGTATTCAACGAGGCCATCCCTGAGAATCGGGCCGGTACGAAACCATGATACTGGCTGTGCATAAACGAAGGCTCGATAAGCAAAGGTTTCCTGATTGAAAGAATTTAGATCACTCAATTTGCTTTTTGTGATCTGGAACTCGGCATCCGCGCCGACCTCGCCCAAAAGAAATACGTTCCTTATAAGAGAAGCATCTACCTCAACATCGAACTTTATATCGTTTATAAGATCGTCAACGCTATGTTCCATGAAGGGCAATGGGGCTGTCGTAATACCGACTGAGACGGTATTAACTCTAGCCTTTAAATCTAAGGCTGAGGCCGTCCCCGGCACGAATACGCATAGAGCGAAAATAAAAATAAAACACCACATGAGCTTTTTCATTGTTCTTTCCTCCTGTTAAGGGTTAAAGTTTGCGGGGCCGGGGATTTTCAGCATCTACCGTGCCTCGGAATAATGCCTTCACTTCCAGAGGCTCGGCATTGCTTTCTATTAAAACCTTCGCTATAATTTCATTTTTATGTTGGGAATAAAACATTAATCCTATAAAAAGAATTACAATACCTATGACTATGGTGCATAAAACTATATTAGTAGCTTTGTCTGTTGAGTCCATCCTTTTTCTCCTTTCAAATTAGTATTGGCAGGGCTTAAGCCACGTCCTCTCCTGCGCTCTCAAACTTCATGTGCTTATGTTCTCCTTCTTGTTGATGGTCTTTGCCATTCGATTACTCCTCTCTTTGCTTGTCTAGTTTTTGGTTGTTTAACTCACTAGCGAGTATTACACTAAAGTCGTTTGCCTCTCTGACAATTCGACCCCTCATGATGTCTTTGTTCCCTTCACCTTTGCTATCTCCTCCTTGCGCCTCCTCTCCGATTACCCAAACAGAAAAGTGACAAGAGAGCGTGGCCTTTTCCTCGATAATCGCAACTGGCTGACCAAGATCAACGAAGTGTTCGAACCAAGACTCTAGGCAAGGGTCAAGGCCAGTCATATGATCTATAAATCTAAACGCTGGATATTTTTTCATTTGCAAGCCTCATACATTACATGGTTAATCTCTATTAAAAACTCAATGGAGTCTCTATGCTTTCCGCAAATACAAGGGGCATCCCTGCGCCGCCTCTCACCCCCGATATGCCGTAAGCATACTGGTTGTTTCTTTTTATTCTCGCTTGCTTTATCGAGACTAAATATAATCTCAATGATCATTGGGGTCAGTTCATCCCATGTAAACGCCTGACCTTTCTCGACTGATAGAGAATACATATTATGACAATAGGCATCCTCTATGCCGATTACCTCTTTTAGCGATTGAAGGATAAATTTAGTCGCTCTAAAAATATCTTCCTTGGCATCATAACGATGTTCCTTATACTTTTCTCGTTTCAACAGCGGACACCGAACATGATAAGTCTGTATATCCCTATTCGGATGCGTCTCTACTTTGATAAAATCTAGTTCTTCCATCTCTTTTCTCCTTTCATTTCTTTAAATTCCCCTACCCAAACCCAAAGATTCTCATTCCAAACTTCTTCGCCGCATATCCCATCTAAGTAGGTAGCAAATGCCCCTCGCCATCAATATCTTTTATCCAACCACTATAGAGTTTCCCATAAGGGATAGTCGGCATATCTTCTATAAGCTCATATCGAGAGGGGGTTTGATCTCTACACACCCTTCGGGGCCGTTCTTTAACTATTTCCCATAATACATCAGCAATATTACCAATGTTATATGCGCCAAGATGAAGATTAATTTTATGATTTGAAGATTCGAATGTTAGAACGCTTTTAGCACTAGCAAAAGCTGTTCCTTTAATATTCCAAATCTCATCAACATTGACTGTCCTTTTCTTTGCCATGCCTCCTCCTTTTTACCTAAACGAAGTATTTCGCTCCTCCGTGATTTTAACGCCGGGGATTACAGTCATTCCAGCTTTGACCAAAGCATTTATCTTCGGCTGGCTAACCTCGACAATATCTAAACCGAGCTTGCCATCGGCTATCGCCTTTATGAGCGCGAGCTTATCGACAACCGTTCCGACATTTTTCATCTTGCTAGTTACTCCCTTTGTTTTCTCTGCCGGAGCTACGGAAGGCTGTACAAATGACGGCGTGGGCTCGGCGGCCTCTTTATGAGCCTCGGCCTTAGTGATTGAACCCTCGATTTTGCGCTTGAGAAAACCAATCTTGTTATCAAGCATAATAGCTTCTGGGGAATCCGCATCAACAAGAGTGAGTTCTTCTTCGAGAATCTCAAGTTGTTTTGAATCGTCCTTCACGCCCTCAAAGAGCTTGTCAATCCTCTTAGAGAGTGCCTTTTCAATTCTTTCGCGATCCTTCTCAGCCTCAACCCGAAGGCGCGCTTCCTCGGCGAGTCTCTTTTCTTCCTCGGCGTTTAAAAAAGTATTCGCCTTGAGCTTAATGCCATCGATAGCGGTATCCAGCGGGTCAATAAATTTCGCCTCCATAGCGACTGATAATTTCCAAGCCTTATGGTTAGCATCCTTGACTGCGCCGAAAGTCTCTTTGACCTTCTTAATGCGCTCCTTTAAATGCTTGACGAACTCCCGCGCCTCCCCCAAGTCCTCTTGGCTCTCAATAGAAAATTCTCCGGCCTGAACGAGCTCTTTGTCTTGGGTTGATTCAATTTCCTCGATACCTTGTTGCTGTTCTTTCGTTACCTGTGCTTCGATTACTGACTCCATTTGGCTCACCTCCGTTTTTGGTCGTACTTATATGCGAATAATTTCGCGTGAAAATATGGTAAATCGTCTTTATCTTTTAGTTCATAAAACTTATACGGCTTGCCGTCCTTTGGTAGTTCGAGACAATATCTTTTGGTCTTTCTATGCC